GGTTAACATACTCTCTTTGCTCTCTTGTGCATGATCAAAAAAACCAAGGTTAACAAAGTAACGCTCCAAGTCATCGCGGATGCGTGGGGAGTTTCCAAAGTTGCCGTCCATAAATGGGTCAAGATGGGCTGTCCTACAACGTCGGTTGAGGACGCAACAAAATGGCGCGACGAATACTTGCAGGCGTCGGGCAAGGCCGCGCCGGCAACGCTGAACGAAGCGCGTCTCGAAAAGACGTTGCTTGAATCCGAACGCATTCGCGTCCGGCTTCAGCAAGACAGGGGCGAGTTGGTCGAGATCGCCGTTGTGCGCGAAGCCGGTATCCGCATCGGCGCGATCTTTTCCGCCAAGCTCGCTGCGCTCGTTAACGATGCGTCGGGCGCATTGGCCGGACTCGACGAAGCGAGCTTGCGAAAGAAACTGCACGAGCGCACTCAAGCGATCCTAGCCGAGATCCGAAATGAGCTTGAGAAGGTATAACCAATGAACTTAAAAGCAAATTGAATTCGAAAAGGTATAAATTATGACATACGAAACACGAACAACAAAAGTGATAGTCGGAGTAAAGGGAGAGCAGATATTTGACGACAGCGTCACCGAGATCGAGATCGTAGACGAAGCCGCTGGCGAGTTTTTAGAGGTTAGCCAGGAAGGCGGTAAGCTACGCTTCGACAAGGAAGAATGGCCGCACGTCCGAGACGCCGTCGAGAAGATGTTCAAGCTATGCAGGAATTACGACTAGTTCAAACTAGACTTGAGCTATGACAAAAAAAGAACTTTGGAAAATTTACTCAAAACGCAATCCTTCATTCGACGGTGAAGGAAACGTGACGCTGTCCGCTGCTGGGCTTCGGAAAATGTTTGAAACAACATGGGAAGTCGCCATGTATGACGGAGAAGAGGAACCTATTTCTAAACAGCCGCCGTCTGGGAATCTTGACGCGCTCAAGCAAATTTTTGGAATGCGATGATAATCTCAATCATTGTCGCAATTTTATTGGTCGGCCTTTTTATTTGGGACGCTAGGAGCGATATCGAATGAACCCACTAGCACAAGGAATACGCGACGGCATCAAGCTGGCATTTGATGGCACGATACTGGACTGGGCAAGCGACCACGTCAGCTTTCCAAACTCCGATCGCGCTTCGCGCTTCGACCCTTCGGTGGCGCCGTGGCTCAACGCGCCGCTGTTGGCCGCAAGCGACGACGAAACGACGCAGGTCTTTCTTCGCGCTCCGACTGGGGGCGGGAAGACTACCATGATGGAAACTTTGGCCTGTTTCATTGTTGCTCAAAAACCTGGGCCTACGTTGTTCGTCGGTCAGACTGACGACATGGTGAAGGACTGGACAGAGTCGCGCTTGCTTCCCATCTTCAACGAATGCAAACCTGTCAAAGACCTATTCCCCGAAGACAGGCACGCGCTACGCAAGACCACGATCCTATTTCCGCACATGGTTCTATTCGCAGGCGGCGCGAACATGACGAACTTGCAAGAAAAATCCATGCGCTATTGCATCGGTGACGAGGTCTGGCGGTGGAAAAGCGGGATGATAAAAGAGTTGAAAGCTCGTCACCATGACAGATGGAACCGCAAGACGCTTCTCGTCTCGCAAGGATGGGACGCAGGACACGAAGCGGACGCCGAATGGGACAGCGGGACGCGGGAAGTTTGGGGCTGGACGTGTTCCCATTGTGGGAACTGGCAGCGATACTTGTTCGACCAGATCGAATATGCGTCAGAACGCGACGACAAGGGCGGCATTCTTTGGGATAAGGTGCAGGACTCGGTAAGGATGAAGTGCGAACATTGCGAAACGCGATACAAAGACGACGCCAGCACTCGACGAAACCTTGCAAATTCTGCAACGTATCGCGCACTCAACCCGCATCCGGTGCGAGGGCATCGCTCGTTTGAATATCCGGCTTACGCAGTCTGGTGGATACCGTGGTTCAGCATAGTCAAAGAGTGGATCGAGGCAAACGAAGCCAAGAGCAGCGGCAACCTAGAGCCGCTAAAACAATTTATTCAAAAGCGCAAGGCACAGACTTGGCAGGACGAAGTAACAAGCGACTTGCCGGAGATCACGACAGGCGACTACGCCAAGGCGGAATATCTCGAAGGCCAAAAGATCGACGGCGAGCACCGGCGCTTTATGTGCGTGGACAAGCAACGCGATCACTTCTGGGCCGTCGTTCGCGCCTTCAGAGTGGACGGCTCGTCCATGCTCTTGCATGAGTCGCGCCCGCTGACGTGGGAAACGCTCGACGCCATTCAACAACAATTCGACATCATGCCTAGGTGTGTTGTAGTGGATGCTGGCTATGACACGCCGCTGGTTTACGAACAATGCGCGCGGCGTGGGTGGACGGCATCGCACGGGTCGGGGCAGGATGGGTTTTACCATATCGACAACGGGCGGCGCACTCGGCGATTTGTTTCTAAGATCGAAGGAGCGCAGGCAGGGAGCGATGGACTCAAGTGCGCGTATTTCTTTTTCTCCAACGAAGGCATCAAGGATAAATTGGCGTCACTTCGTCAGGCTGACGCCACGCCGAAGTGGGAAGTTGCGCGGGACGTTTCCGAGGACTACAGAAAACAGATGTTGTCGGAGATGAAGAAGGACGTGACCAACTCCAAAACCAAGCAAGTCGAACAGCGTTGGGTGCGCATCGGCGGACGCCCGAACCATCTTTGGGACTGCGAATGCATCGCGCTCGCGTCAGCTATGCTTGCAGGTGTTTTGCCGATAGGCGAGTGAATCAATTTCGTGGCGTTAGGAAAATGATCGAGCTGACGAGCTAGGTTTTAAGCGCGTCTGCAAGGCGCAAAAAATAATTTTATTTTTTTCTTTTCAAAAATAAAAAAAGCGTAGATATTAAAAACATCGAAAGGCAAGAAGCCCGACGAAGAAAACCTAAAAAGAAAAAACAAAATGGAAAACGAAACGACAGAACCCACGATCATCAACGACAGTCTTGAAGAACTCCGCGCAATGCACGAAGCTCGGATGGATTATTGTGAAGCTCAAGATTGCTGCTGGGAGGACTCAGCAGACTAACACCAACCGGCGCGGGTTCAATCCCCGCGCCTTTTTTTTGACATCGCCATCAAATGAATGGCGATGAACAAATCATTTTTTGGCCTGCCGCTTGCAACTCTGCAAGAATTGCAGGGCGACTTTACGGCTTGCTTGAAGGCAATAGCCGTTGCCGGCGCGTCGTATAGCATCGCGGGGCGCTCGTTCACTCGCGCTAATCTTGCCGAGGTGGCACAGACCATCAAGGAACTGCAAGCGGCTCTTGACAATGCGAGCGGAACACGTATAAGAAGGTTCACGCCGACGTTCCCAACCCAGCGCCCATAATGCAAGACATCATCACTAAAGCCCTTTCTCTTGTTGCGCCAAAGGCCGCGCTGGATCGCATGGTAAACCAAGCGAAGCTCCGCAATTTCGGACGCTTTGATTCTGCATTGACGAGCGAAAAGCGCGGGATCTCGCGCGGAGTGTCCGGAGGTGAAGATACAGCAGGAACTCGCGAGAGACTTTCGCTCATTCGAGCCGCTCGCGATCTCGCAGACAATTTTCCGCCCGTCCGTTCGTTGCTTCTCAAATTTGCAACCTACGTTTCTGGACGCATCGCATACCAAGCCCGCACCGGCGACCATGAAGTCGATACAAAAATTGAAAAGTATTGGCAGAAGTGGATGAACGAGTGCGATTTTTTGGGGCGTCATAATTTCACAACGCTTTTGCAGCTTGCAGTCACGGCAATGCTTCGCGATGGCGACTGTGGATTTATCATCGTTCGCGACGGCGAAGACCTAAAATTGCAAAGCGTCGAAGCCGACCGCATCGGATCGCCTTATGACAGAACAGATACCGACAAATACATTGGCGGCATTAACGTAGACGACTATGGAAGACCCGTTTCATACACAATTTTCACGCGTACTATTAATAACCAGTACATTTCTCCTACTGATATTCCTGCAAAAGAGTTTATCCACTTGTTCGACGCAGCAAGACTTGACGAATATCGTGGGCGGTCTGCTTTCGCTACTGCGCTAAACGCAACGCGCGATCTGCAAGAAGCGATCAAGGCCGAAGTGCAGGCGATCAAATACGCTTCGTATCAGTCCGGCATCATCACCACCGAGAGCGGGGCCGCCGACGCAGGCGACTACTTCGCGCGGGGCAGCTCGAACGATCAAGGCCAAGTTGCAAGACTTCAGTCTCTCGACCCTGGAACGGTCAACTATCTGACAGCTGGCGAGAAGATGGAGATGTTCAAGAGCGACCGTCCGACGGGCGCGTTCGGAGAATTTATCCGCTTAATTCAAGCTCACATTTGCATGGCTGTCGGGTTGCCCTACGGCTTCGCATTCGACGCCGACAAGAGTGGGCCAATGGCACGGATGGAAGCGGCAATGGCCGAGCGCACATTCTTGCGGTGGCGTGGACTTCTTGAAGGGAAATTTCTAGACAGGATAAAAAATATTATCTTGCTCGATGCCGCCGCTCGCGGACTCATTCCAGATTCCGAATACTTGCTCGATGGCCGCTGGTGCTGGCCCGCCAAGGTTAGCATTGACTACGGACGCGAAGCGAATGCCGACATAAATTTGTGGAAGGCAGGACTGAAGACAGCCGGACAAATTTACTCCGACATGGGCGAAGACTACGAGGAAGCACTTCGCGCACGTGCGAAGGAAGCAAACATGATCAAAGAACTCGGACAAGAGTTCGACATCCAGCCTTCACGTATTTCTGATTCTGTTCCGGCCAGCGCGAACGATTCAGAGCGAAAGCCTGTTCCGCTAATTGAGAGCATCGGCGCAAACGGAACATTTGCTGTTTCAACTATCCTAACGCAACTCGCTTCGGGTGGATTAACATCCGAACAGGTCGCCGTCATTCTCCGCGTTGTCTTCGGAATGGATGAAGTGAGCGCCGCCGAATTAGTTAAATCTCAAGCTCCGCAAAGTGAAGTTCAAGCTACAGAACAACTTTCCGAACTCGCAGACGATAACAAGCCAAGCAAGGGCATGGTAGAAGAAGCATTGAAGGGCTTGAAGTGGCGCGAAGAGCACAACCGAGGCGGCACAGCCGTAGGCGTTGCACGCGCTCGCGACATTTCCAACGGCAAGAATCTTTCGGACGATACCGTCAAGCGGATGCACTCGTATTTTTCACGTCACGAAGTTGATAAAAAGGGACAGGGTTTTCAACAAGGCGAAGATGGCTTTCCATCCGCAGGCCGCATTGCATGGGCATTGTGGGGCGGAGACGCTGGCCAAGTGTGGGCCGCTGACAAAGTCAAAGGGATGCAGGCATCGCAACCCGAGCAGATGAAAGTATCGCTTGCCGTTCGCGATCCGTTCGGACGCATTACCGGATTTGAAACAAAACACGAACTCGTCATGCCGACACCCGAAAGAAACGAAGAGCAAGATGACTTCATAGGCCGTTGTATGGTGAGCGGCACGATGTCGAGCGAATATCCAGACGAGAGCCAACGCGCCGCCGTATGCATGGCACAATGGGAGAAAAAATAAATGATAACACAAGGCATCGCACTTGAAGCTAAACGGGCGCTGATCTCAGGCATCCATCAACCTGGAGACGACTACCGCATCGCATTCTATTCGGCATCAGCAAAGGTCGGGCCACAAACAAAAGCCTACGTCACCGAAGGCGAGATCAAAGGCAAAGGCTACAAGGCCGGAGGCGTCAAGCTCAAAGGTTTCAAGACCGGCAGCATCGGCAAGAATGCCTTTATGACGTTCGACGATGTTGAACTAAAAAATGCAACATTCAGCGTATCGGGCGCGATGGTCTACAATGCCAGCAAAGGCAACGCAACCTTGTGCGTCCTCAACCTAGGCGGCGAGCGCCATGTATTTGACGGCGCGTTTGAATTGAAATTTCCCAAGCCAACCGAAAACAACGCATTGATTCTACTCGCATAAATATGAAACCGACCAACCCAATTATCATCGACGGAGAGACTTACGACATTTTCACGATCAACCTCGCGATCACGTCCGTTGTAAACCCCGACGCAAGCGAAGACGCGAACGTGGCCATGCGCTTAATTCCTACTCGCATTGCAGATGGACAAGTCATTCTTGCGAATGACTACGCACGCTCGATGGCACTCGGAAGCGTCGATGGAGTGGACGCTCCGACAGCAACCGCCGTTGCTCAAATTTCTGCAAGCATTCAAGAATTTATTTACGCGAAGGGGCTGTAAAAAATGGCGCTTATTCTTTCAGCGGCGAGCGGCAATTTTAACGCAGGCGCAACTTGGGTGGGTGGAATTGTTCCAGGTGTAGGCGACGAAGCGAGAGCATCTACGACGCACACGGTCACGATCACGGCAAACGTAACTTGCACCGAACTGAGTAACGCGGGAACTGGCATATTTACACTCAACAACGGTGTGACCTTGACGGCAAACGTCACGCACAAATCAGCTACGGCAAATGTGACTTGCTTGCAATTCACAGCCGCTTCGCCAGCGACTGCAACGATTGTTGGCAACATAACGGGGGCGAGTGCGGCAGCGGCGACTACCGTTTTTGGAGCAGTAAGAAATGTCTCGACCGGCACACTTAATGTAACTGGCAGTGTAACTGGCGGCAGCGCAGGCAGTGCTGTCGGCATAACAAATGTCTCGACGGGCACGCTTAATGTTACGGGGAATATCACAGGCGGGAGCACCACGTCTTGCCAGGGATTATATTCGCAAGGAAATGGCACAGTAACAGTTGTTGGAAATCTTATTGGCGGTAGTGGCAGTAATGCTGTAGCTTTATCAAACGACAGCAATGTTTCAGTAACAATCACTGGTAGTGTGAACGGCGGGAGCAATGCGGCGGCAGCGGGCGTGACTAATTCCAGCACAGGCGTAGTAACAATAACTGGAAGTATTACGGCATCAACCGCAGTAGGCGTGATTAACGTCAGCACTGGCTCAGTCACTATCACAGGCAATATAACGGCCTCAACCGCCGCAGGCGTGACTAATTCCAGTACAGGGACGCTGACAATATCGGGTGGCACATATACTGCATCAACTGCTGCCAATGCTGTTATTTCAACAAATGCAAGCTCCGTTGTCAGAGTAAGCGGATCGTTCATTCATGCTTCCAACGGGTTCGTTCCGATCAATGCGGTGAAATTTATTTTACTATCCACGCCAACGCTCGCGAAGACTCGCTACGCTTTGAACGGATCGACGACTTACGTCGATATGTTTACCGCCGACAACGGACTCGGACAAGCCGCGATAACAGACGTTCGTTTTGGAACCGTCTACGCAAGCGGAGCATTGACCGGCGTTGCATATATTCCAGACGCCGGATCGGTGGCGGCAGGCGTATTAGTCGGAAGCGGAGGGGTCACAGGAACCGCAACGCTAACCGCTGCTAATGTTCGCGCCGCGCTAGGAATGGCGAGCGCAAATCTAGATACGCAACTTGCCGCGATTCCGACAGCCGTAACAAATGCAAACGCAGTCTGGGACGAATTGATGTCCAGCCACACGACAGCGGGAACCTACGGAGGACGCATCGTCCGAGCGACCAACGCAAACAACGAATTGCAACTAAACGCGCAAAACCACGCAGCCGCAAATGTTCACCAATTTCAAGCCGCCGTCATCGAGTCGGTGGCCTTCGCGACAAGCGCAGTCACGCTTTTCACAGG